CGCGTTAGGTACAGTTTTTTACACCGTATTGGTATTTGTTGCCGGTGCATTTATTGGCAAACCATTATGGGATTGGGTTTCCAAGAAGTTGCCTTGGAACAAGTAATCATTTGACTGCCCTATAATATAAGGTAGGGGGTATGGAGGTGATCCAGCCATGAAATACAGCGATTGGAAGGATAAGAGCGACAGGGACGCCCTCAACGAAGCGTTGAAGGGCAAAACTGTCGTATTCACTTTCGGTCGTTTTCAGCCCCCTACCTCTGGGCATCAAAAACTAGTGGACGCTCTAGAAAGCACAGCGTCTAAAGCAGGAGGAGTTGCACTCCTGTATCCTTCTCGCACCAACGATCCGAAAAAGAATCCGCTAAATTCTGGCGTAAAGATCAAATGGTTACGCAAGTTCTTTGGTGACAAAGTAAAGGTTGTAGATGATGCAGGAGTCAATACCATGTTTGATGCAATGACCAAGTTTGATTCTGAAGGAGTCAAAAAGGTCATCATGGTTGTGGGTGGAGATCGTGTGGAAGAGATGCGTAAAGTAATCAAACCATATCTCACACACAAAGATCCTGATAAGCGATACTCATTCGAGTTTGAAGTGGTTAGCGCCGGTGAGCGCGATCCCGATGCCGAAGGCGTTGCAGGTATGTCTGCAAGCAAGATGCGCGGTGCTGCCTCTGAAAACAATCTGAAAGCATTCATGGGTGGCGTTCCCGATGGAGTTTCCAAGTCAGATGCACAGTCTCTGTTCAAAGAATTACGCAGAGGAATGAGCGTAAAAGAAAGCGTGGAACACACGCCAGAAAGTCTTGTAGCAGTTGGGCACATCGAAACTCCATATGGATCACTTGTACAGTTCTGGCTAGATGAACAAGATGACATCTATTACGCAGTAGAAACTGATTCTGCCGGAAATAGTACTGAGGGTGGATACGGAACATTGGAAACCATGCTTTCCATGTATCCTGGCTCATGGAATGCACTAAAAGGGCAACTACGAACTATCGTTAGTAGACGAGTTCAGGCTCGCAGAAGTGACGATACTGAACGAGCAGATGATGTTTCTGAGACTGCTAGTGGGGGAAGCGGGTCAGGGGGAAGCCAACAAGAGTCTCTGATTAAACCGTGGATGCTGCAACTACAATCTCTGAAAGAAGTGATGGCTACTGGAGTGATGGCAAGTATCAATTATGTTGCATCTGTACCGTGCAGCAAGCGTACCCTTCCCATGAGACTTTTGCAAGCCAGGAAGTATGTCGATCCGATGGTTAAAAATTTGAAATTCGGAAAGAACCACGCAGAGGAATCAATTAGAGACAATCATATGGTGAAGTTCAACACGGCATATCTTGAGTTTGCAAATCTATTCCTGAAAGCAGCAGAAACAGGTAAAGAATCAGATTGGAAACAAGCGCAACTAAATCTATGTAAGAACTACTCTCTCATACAGAGTGGATTACCAACCGAAATCTCAGCATTGTTATTGAGTGGACCTGCACCGTAAGAAAGGACAGCATGAACCCTACACCATTTTCAAATCAAGATCAGTTAACCAAAGATATCTCTCAGATTCTACAGCAGATGCAAGCAAATCAACCAAATCCGTTGCCTGCTGAACTGCAAGCAGCAGTCGAAACTACTAGAACGCAAGTCGCTGCTGCAAAGACATCTGATGAGGCAATTTCCATTCTGAAGACCACGGTATCTGCCGCTGCTCAAAAGTCTGGAACAGTATACAGCAACCAAGATCTTTTGAACTTTGAAAGACAAGTACGCAAAGGCTAATAGTGCCATGCGGGTTTGCTATGGAAGTTGCTCTATTGAACGATTCCAATTTCATGCAATACGCTATGAGGGTTTATACTAACCCATCGTGTGTCGGTATGCATGAGTTTGCGGAAGATCTGAGCCGAATCAAGTATATCAAGCGACTGCTTAGACGATACAAGAAAACTGGCGAAATCCGAGAGCAACTACTGATAAATCATTTCATTGTACTCAGCAATGTGTTTGGTGTAATGGGAGCCGCACGGCTCCTGTTTTTCAAAGTAGAATCTGAGTTATATCCTGAGATCAAAACATTCATGGTGCATATCGGTACTCTCCCCAGGCAAATACCCGAGGCCGATTTGATACAAATACCACTCAATCAGGAAATCGTAGGCATTCTTAGAGCATCACGATCTACATAATCAGAGAGGAACAACCATGAGCGAAGAAACTCCAGTAAATAGTCTTGGTGCCAACAATATCCAAGGAGTTCAGCAAGATGGCCCACCCGTTGTGCAGGGAACCTTTGCAGGATGCCAGGTGTTTGATGTAGACCCCGACACATTCTATAAATGTATTCGCGGCGCAAAGACACCACAGGCCAGATGGAAACGATTTGTGGACTTGGAAACTCCCACAGGAAATGCCATCAGAGACTATTCGTACAAAACTCCAGGCAGGCATATCATTGTACACAACCCCTCCACAGGTGAGATGAGTTACATTAAGCGTGGTCAGTCTAGGAGCAAATCATAATGGATATTCTGCACCGTGACTTTGTTGGACATTCGTTCATTTGGTGGCAAGGAGTTGTAGAAGACAATCTTGATCCGCTGAAACTTGGTCGGTGCAGAGTTCGCATTCTTGGGTTTCATACAAGTGATAAAAAAGATATCCCAACAGATAAACTTCCGTGGGCGTATCCCATTCAACCCATTACAAGTGCAGCAATCAGCGGTATAGGGCAATCACCAACTGGACTAGTGCCTGGATCATGGGTAGTTGGATTCTTTCGAGATGGCGCAAACTCTCAAGAACCTGTGATCTTTGGAAGTATTGGTGGTATACCCGAAGAGAAAGCAAACAAAGAAAAGGGATTCAACGATCCTCGTACAAGCAAAAACTTGAAATCCGTTCCAAAAGATGAGTGGGACAAAGACTTGAAGTTCATTCCGAGGGACGAGTTTAAAATTCAACAGTACCCCGTGGATGGTCAAGGAGCAATTCTACAGAATATGCCGGAAGGTAAAACCTATCCGAAACATACTGGAGGGGGACCACACAGATCACGGCTAGACGAACAAGATACAAACCGTCTTGCAAGAGGCGATTGCGAAAAAAAGGATCGAGAGAGATGCACAGGAATTACAGGAAGTGCAGGAAGTGATGAATGCACAGGAAAGATGATAGACGAAACTATCATCGGGTTAAAGCGCAGAACAGCCAAAAGAAAGATTCCTACTGCGCTAGAACCGTCCCGCAAAAAGAGTGTTCCTGCTGCCGATCCTGCGGTTGGTGGTTCTGTGAGAACCAAGAGTCCTGACGGTCCTGCATGGGACGAACGAAGATCTGAATATGCGGCAAAGTATCCGTATAACCATGTACGGGAGTCTGAATCGGGACACACATGGGAGTGTGATGATACGCCTGGAGCAGAGCGCATCACAGAGTATCACCGAAGCGGAACTCACTATGAGATATTTCCTGACGGAAGCAAAGTCGAACGCATCGTGCGCGACAACTATACAGTAATCCTGAAAGACAACCATGTGCAGATTGACGGTAACACCTTTGTCACCATTGACAAGGCTCTTCGCATCCTGCAAAATACAGATCAAGAATCTGGCAGAAACTTTGATGTACAGGTGGGACAAGGCGCTAATGTGAATGTGGAAGTCATGCGGGGCAGTGTTAATCTCACCCTGCACGAAGGAGACTATACCGCATATGTGAACGGCAACTACACGCTAGATGTCACAGGAAACATGACTGAGAGAATCGGCAAGAAACGCTTCTCACATTCTGGCGATAATACCCACATCAAGACCAACAAAACTTACATTTTGGAAGCAGCAAAGAATATCCTAGAGTCCTGCGGAGGATTCAGAGACATGAAAACTGGACTTTACACCGCGTTGAAGTCTGGCCAGTATCATCGTTTCGTGAGCAAAGCAGACACCATCATTCGCGGCGCAACCATCCAACTGAACTAACATGGGAATGCCAGTACACAGACTCGGAGACTTATGCACAGGACACGGATGCTTTGGTTCACGACCAAATGCAGGCGCGTCAAGCAATGTGTTTGCCAATAGTTTAGGAGTGCATCGCGTAGGAGATCCATGGCAAAGTCATTGCTGCGTTGTTTGTCACGGAGCAAACCAAGAAACAGGATCGCCAACTGTTTTTGCAAACGGAATGGCGATTGCTCGTATTGGAGATGGTGTATCATGTGGATCGCGCAATAAAACGGGCAGCGCAAATGTTTTTTCGGGGTGATTTATGCCTAACGATCCGATTCAAAGAAGTAAAGATATAGCAAACCGAGCAATTGGTAAATGTACCCCAAATGCTGATAGACTTGCTAATTCAACTAAATTGCTTATAGACAAGGTAATGAAGGGGCAGATATTCGAGAACGCATCTGCATTAGGTGCCCTGCAATGGATTCTTTGCACCCAAGACTTGAAAACTTTAGTGAGTGCTATTCCACCGTGGGCGTATAATGGTGTGGGGGAAGGTGCTACGCAAGAGCAACAACACTTCTTTCATAGATTGATGAATGTTAACGGTGGTGGATTACTCGACAACCTAAGAACACTACAGTTTGGTCCACAATCTGCCCCCTCTACCGAAACTTTTTCAGACAAGTTACAAAATCAAGCAACAGACGCAACAGATTTTAAATCCCACACCGACAAACAAAGTGGAGTTGGTGATCCTTCTACGCTTCAAAGCACAATGGGCATTGCAAGTGCTTATGACTCTGCCAGACAGCAGATGGAAGGTACAGATCAAGACAATTTTACTAGATTCTTTAATTCCACTCTTCAAGGCCCAATCATTCTTGAACAGATGAACAATTTACTATGTGTTCCTGACTCAATTGGATTTGCTTTGCGTCAAATGCTAGAGTTAATTGCAGGTGACCTTCCGTTTAGCCTTGATAGCATTGCTGCGTTACTTGGAGGTAATATCGATGAGTTCTTTGGAAAACTAGATCTGATCCTGTCTCAACTGGCAGGATTTGTTGAGTACCTGAACTACATTGTTGACACCGATCTTTCACAATTTAATCTTGCTCAGGCATATGTGCAAAGATTCACAGTTGGACAGTTTGTTGCTTCCATGGTGCGAGGGGATGGTCGCGGAAACTGCATCATGCGTGCCATGCTAGAAGAATTTACGGGTAGCGATAATCTCAGAGATGCAATTACTGCGATTAATATAGAGCGTGACAAGGAAGAGAGTGCCCAAGAACAAACCAGTGAATCAGAAACAGAATCTGGCAAACAAAGAGCATACGACTCACAAATCACCGAGAAAGAGATGTTCTTTAAGCCAGTCGAGGATGATTTGGTTCTAGCGGGGTTTGAGTTTCTAACCGGCCCATCCAGCCCACCACCCATAGATGCAGCAACTGCTTTACGAATTCAGTCAAAATTAGCAGAGTTGGATCAAAGAACCATGATGCTTGGGTATGGTTTATCCGACTTGATTAATGCCCCTGCCCCTACTGCCCCTGTTGATAAAATGGTTGACGGTGGATTTTTTGCCGAGAATTCAACTGGTGGTCCTGATCAAATAATTCCAATCGACTCTCAGTGGTATTCTCCATCAACAGGTCCAGGGATTGGCGAGGGATAAGAATCCCAACATCTCGTAGAGTAAATAGTGTTCTGGCTAATACATACATGAAGCAGGAGAACACATGGCAAAAGTTCAGCAAAACAAGTTCACAGACATTGATCTGAATTTTGCCAAGAATCCTCTCACAAAGGATGTTAATGTGTTGCAGGATGAATCTGCGATTAAACGCTCTCTTAAAAATATCATCCTGACAAATACATACGAAAGACCCTTTATGCCCGAGTTCAAGGGCAATGTTACGGCGCTGCTGTTTGAACCGCTCACAGACTTAACTGTGATTCGATTGGAAAAGGGTATTCGTGATGCTGTATTGTCATATGAACCCCGTGTAGTGCTTCAAGATGTGATTGTCGAAAGTGATCCTGACCACAACAGGTTCAGCGTGACCATTCGTTTTCAGATCAGAAACACATCAAAGGTGTCTGAAACTCAGTTCTACCTAGAGAGGCTTCGCTAATGGCAGACGCAACCAACAAGATCGCAGTAGACGGACTAGAGTTCTACGAGATCAAAAACAATCTGAAGCAATTTCTAAAGTCTCAGGACAAATTTAAAGACTACAATTTCGAGGGATCGGGGTTGAGTGTTCTGTTGGATTTGCTTGCTTACAACACTCATTACATTAACTACTACAGCAACATGGTTGCCAACGAAATGTTCTTGGATACAGCAACCGTGCGCGATTCGGTGGTGTCTCATTCCAAGTTACTAGGATACACACCAACATCCAACAGAGGTGCCCGCGCTCAAGTTTCTGTTACTGTACAAGCAGATAACGGTGGAATTGCAGAGGAGTTCTTGCCCAGATACAGCATATTCTTGGCAAATGCAGGTGGAAAAAGTTTCGCTTTCAGAACCATTGACACCTATAAGTTTGAGCCAAAAGAGTATGATGCGGAAAGTGGAAACATCGTATCATACTGGATACCCGAAGTAACCATCGTAGAAGGTAGACCGGCAATATCCACATTTATTGTGGATCGAACCAACTCACCATCTCAGCGATTTGTTATTCCTGAAACAAACATCGATCTCAGCACTCTCAAAGTTAGAGTTCAGACATCATCAACAAATATCAGCGGATATGACGAATACTGGACTCTAGTTTCTGATCCTTTGCAACTGAGTCAAACAAGCAAAGTTTACTTTGTACAGGAAACAGAGAACACCAAGTATGAAGTGTACTTTGGAGATGACATTGTTGGTAAAGGATTACAGAACGGTAACATTGTGGTGCTAGAGTATTTGGTGACTTCTGCCGATCCAACAGAACCAAACGGAATCGGAGCAACTGATACAGAAGACACTATACCATCGTTCGTTTGGGAAGGAAGTAGTTTTGGTGGTGACCCAACAGTAGATGTTATTGATCCTGCTCTTGGTGGTGCAGAACGCGAAGGCATTGAGTCAATTAAGTACTATGCTCCACGAGGATTCCAAGCACAAGATCGTGCAGTAACAGTAGAAGACTATAGTTTCATGCTTGCCAGAGACTATCCATTCGCAAACAGCATCTATGTGTGGGGTGGAGAAGACAATACTCCACCCATTTACGGTAAGGTTTTCATTTCCATCAAACCAACAAGCGGAACAAGTCTCACCAATCAAGAGAAAGAAGCAATTAAGATAGGCATTCTGAAAAAGTTCAACATTGTTGGAGTCACGCCTGAGATTGTTGATCCCGACTACACCTACTTGAAGTTTGAAACTACTGTAAAGATGAATCCTGCAAAGACAACTAAAACTCCAAATGAAGTCAAACAAGTTGTCAAGAATTCAATCACCTCGTATGTAAACGGAAACCTTGGC